TAGGGCTAAAGCAAAAGCGAAGAAGGCGAAAGAAGCTGCTAACAAAGAGATGAACGCGGCTCGACGGGCGGCTGTTGAGAGGTCGGCGGCTGAAGCTGCTGCGGCGAGAGCGGCCAGGGCTGCATCAAGAGGTGAAACTTCGGCTCGGCGTAACAAGACGAACGCCGCTAACAGAGCTGCTAAGAAGGCTGCTGAGAACGCCAAGAAGGCTGCCGCAAATGCTGAAAAAGCCGCGGCGAATGCCAAGAAGGCTCAAACAAATGCTCTGATTCAGAATATAAAGAGACAGTGGATAAACGTCCTATCCAGTACCTTGAACAGAAACGAAAAGAAAAAGAAGGGTACTACAATTTATAGAAAGGCATCCGTTAAACTTCACCCAAACAAAGGTGGTACTAACGAAAATTTCAGACTTTTAAGTAATCTATTTGATGAATTTAAAACGTATGTTAATCGAAACTAATCGAGCTCCCAAACAACTCATAGACCCATTCCCCATCGACGATTTCCTCCTCGATGAGTTTTTCCTTGAGTCGCTCCAACTGGGGCATATTGTTTTTCAACGTAGCAACAGTCTCATCGTAGCAATCCCCGACGATGAGGTCAATCTCATTATCCACCATGGCCGAAGCCTCCTCAGACATACTGCGGTAGTCGAAAAAGTTTTGTCCAAATCCATAGGTCGTGACCATCTCACGAGCAATCTGGTACACGAGGGCGTAGTCCGAAGACGCACCCGTAGTGATCTTGTCCTTCCCATAGATGATTTGCTCCGCCGCACGACCCCCGAGAGCCACCTTGATTTGGGAGAGGAGGTACTCCTTCGTGTACATCGCGGAGTCGGCATTCTCCTCGTTGGGTTGGAAGAATGTGATACCACCCGCGGCACCCCGAGGAATGATGGAGACTTTACGCACTGTGTCATAGTCAGGGACGAGGACACCCATGATGGCGTGTCCAGCCTCGTGGTACGCCACGAGTTCCTTCTTACGGAGAGAGAACTTCACATCACCCTTGGCACCCACGACGACACGCTGATAGACATTCTCCACGATATCATTCGTGATCACACCTTCACCATCACGGACAGCACGGATGGCACACTCATTCATGAGGTTCGCGAGGTCAGCACCCGAAAAACCCGTGGTCTGCTTCGCGATCCTCCCAAGGTCAACACACTCTGCGAGATTCTTATCACGGGAGTGGACACCAAGGATCTTCTTACGACCCTGGACACTAGGAAGAGTAACCTGAATCTTACGGTCGAAACGACCTGGACGGAGGAGGGCGTCATCAAGAATGTCGATGCGGTTCGTAGCAGCGATGACCACGATACCAGTCTCATTGTCGAACCCATCCATCTCAGTGAGGAGCTGATTGATGGTCTGCTCACGCTCATCGTTGGAAGGCATGTTTCCACCACCACGCTTCTTTCCGACAGCATCAATCTCATCGATGAATACGATACAAGGTTGATTCTCTCGTGCCTGTTGGAAAAGTTCGCGTACGCGCTTGGCTCCAACACCTACGAACATCTCAACGAAGTTCGCGGCAGAACATTGGATGAAGGGAACATTGGACTCACCAGCGATGGCTCGAGCGAGGAGAGTCTTCCCCGTACCAGGGGCACCGGCGAGAAGGGCACCACGAGGAATCTTGGCACCACTTCCAAAGTAGCGTTCAGGTTTCTTGAGGAAATCCACAATCTCCTCGAGTTCCTCCTTGGCGGAGTCAATACCTTCCACATCAGTGAAACGGGTCTCAACCTCCTGGTCCATCGTAAACTCGGTGGACTTTCCAAAAGGATTAGGCATTCCCATACCACCCCCACCACGAGCACCGAAGATGGCTCGGAGAACAGAGAAGAGGTAGATACCGAGGATGACCATAATTCCAGTTTCAGCGAAGGACATCGGGGGTCCCGAAGTATCTACGAGAACCTCGGCATCGCTCTCCATCAAGGTTTGCCAAAGCTGTTCCGTTTGAACGATACGAACATCACCATAATCACCATTCTCTTCTTGAAACTGGGCGACATTCTCACTTGGCTTTACGATAACAGCAGGGAGCTCTTTATTTTGGAGACCCTTGACAAACTGACTATACGTCCTCGGATGGTACTCAGGCTTACGCTCAGATGCAACCTTTACCGGGGGTGCTGTAAAATTATTTGCGATGCTGAACATCGTTTCATTACAATGACGTCACTCTTTTAAGCGATATCTAGCAAATCTCATCTTATCCATCATATAGTACATCTGGTAGGCACCAACCACACTCGGACACCTATACTCTTCGGGCATACATTCGGGAATACCTTCGTCGGAGTAGTAAGCGGTTTCACTCTTCCTCTCTTCAAAGTGTGATGGATGATTGTGATACAACCACTGGAGATGTCTCGCACACACATGCACCTTCCCATACCGCTTCGTATACTCTTCTGTCAGGGCGATCCCAATTTGACATGCATATAGGTAATTCTTCAAACTTGAACCGATCCACATAGTCATGGGGTGTTTGGGGTGAGCCGGGCGATACCCTCTTCTCGTTCCATCCTTCGTGAAAGGTGCATGTTCAGTCACATAATCTCCCTGAGCTGCATAGTGCCATGCTGTATAGAGCATCTGACATATTTCCAGTTGAATCTTGACCACATGTTGATCACAGGACATGTGGGCAATTTCAGCGGGGATCAAAGAAAGAAAGAATATGTTCATCGACGTAGTTGGATGGTTTTTTAATGTCAACGTCGTATACCCGCACGAGTGCGTCACCGAAGAATACAGTGTCGTTCTTCAGATTCCAAATCTTTTCTTGTGAAAGTCGCTTCGCCAAATGTTTTGCTTCAGGCAGTGTGTCAACGATGACACTTTTAAGGATAGAAGAACCAATCGTTGCGTTAATAATGAACATGTTGTGAATAAGGGTTCTGATCCGCGCAACTTAGGTAGAAAAATCTTCAGGGATTTTAAGGATGACTCACTCTTTATGGGATATTTTACCGACTGAAGTACAAGAAATTATTGTTGAAAACTCGTTTCAGTTATGCCGTGAAGAGTACCTTCAATATAACCGAAAACGCCACGAAAAAAACAAGAAGAAGCTCGGACGAAGTTTGCTCAGTGCTGAAATTTTGAGTTACATCATGGAAAGTACTGATCCGATTGAAATATTAGAATGGGCTTTCCCAACTGAATTCTTAGAACTTCAAATGCATGTCGACCCACCCTATGATCTAAAGATAGAAGAGTGTGATTACACAGAATATTACGACATATTCTTAAGAAAGGCTTTGAGTTTTCTACGCGACGCGAGTAATAAGGACACATGGGTTCACCCAACAGAAGATCACTGGCTCTCAATGTTTACGAAGTTAAACGATTTCTACAGAAAGCATAGACACTTGGATATACTTTGTGAAGATAGTGGGAGTCCATCGCTGTACATTTGGCTACAGTACCAAAAGGATCCGGATACAAAATTATCAAGAGAAAAAAAACATTCATTACAAACTTTGGGTGTCAAATTCAATCATCGTTGATATACTCTTCTTCAACTTCTTCCACCTCATCAACCTCAACCTCTACATCCATTTCTCCATCTTCACCCGGATCATCATCTTCATCTTCTTCATCTTCAACAACATCAACCTTAATCAAGTCTTCTGGATCAACCTCGGGTTCTGGTTCAACCTTCTTCTTTTTTGACTTGGAAACACTCGGTTTGTTAAAAACTTTATCGATACATTTTTGAAATGCAATAACCCTCGCAGGAATTTTTTTGTAGGAAGCTTCGACCCTTTTCAGAAAGGCATCCGAAAACCCCAAAGACTTGTACACCTTGAGAACACTTTTCTGTGGTGGTTGCTTATTATGACGGTAATATTTTTCGTAAAGATCATACATCCCCGTGTTTATTTTTACCTTCACCTTACCAGATTTAAGAATCGTTGTCATGAGATATACACGGTCATAAAATTCAATTTCAGGTTCTTTCTGTACGAAGGGTTTAACATATTCAGTTACAGTTGGTAGTTTCAGATCTTTCATCGGTAGGCCATAATATTTATAGTTCTTTTCGAGTAGTTTAAGATATTCTTTTTGGTGATACACAGGTCTTTTCTGTTGAACCTGTACAGTATCTATAGGTGGATGTATTCTCTCATATATGGGATCCCCTGGTTTGAGACGAACCGATATCGTCTCAACCTTACGCCTCAACGGCGGTCGCTTGAACATCGACATTTACCTTGGGAGAAGATTCCCTTAACTTAGGTTCGAAAATTTCCAACTCAGACTTCAAAAGTTCTTGAGCCTGGCGAGTTCTGAGAACGTTGAAGGGTCCCCAAATTTCAATCACCTTTCGCTTATGATCGTACCACAAGTAGTCAACGCCGATCATACGAGTGAGCCAATAATGACGCTTACCACCTTTACCGACAAAGGAAAACATAAAGTCTTCATCGTAGTCGGAGACATCGAGTTCAGTGTAATGAGACACGGGAGGATTATAGGGAGCCATTCTTCAATATACTAATCATATGGTCGATTTGTTTATGTATGTTTACCCAACTGAACCTCTTAAATACCCTGTCCCTGGTATCGGTCACAAATTTCCCTTTGTAGCAATGATCAAGGGCGTCTGCTACAGAGTTGGAATCGACCATGACCAGTTCCCCCCTCATTCCATTCTTGCCGGTATATACATGAGTGAGACTCGGTTTTATATAAACAGCATCATCACCCAGTGTGTCACGGAAAGTTGGTATATCTGTCAATACCTGAGGCTTGTTAAAGTATGCGTGCTCGACGGATGTGAGACCGAAACCTTCGGAAAAACAGGTATTGATACCCACGTCACATTCGGAATATAAATTGTTTAATTCACCCTTCGTCAAGTACGATGGTCTAGTGTTGAGAATGAAATGTTGTGTGTAATCCATGTAATCTAGGCCTCGTTTAAGAAACTCAACGTACGTATGTTCCTCAATGTCACAGTATTGGTCAGAGTTATTCGTCCCACATGACACATACAGTTTAATTGATGGATCATAATCATGTCTCGACAAAAACTCTATGAAACCACTCAAAGTGGCGACCCAATTTTTGCGAGCAGTATTACGGTTCATATTCAAAACTATGAACGAAGGGGTTTCTTTCTTGATTTCGACGGGTTTCAATTCATCGAAATTAATACCATGTTCCAAAACAGAAACAGTGGATGCATCAAACTTCAAATCGTTTACAAGATGATCACGCCAACACCCCAGAAAAGTAAACCAGTGATAGACCCTGGCCTTCAATTTGTCAAAAATTAAAGTATCCGACCATCGCTGACAAATGTCTATATACACACTTACCATATGGATAGGGTCTAATTTTTCGACGTATTTATATACTATGTCAACACTTGCATATATGAAAATGTGATCAGGTTGTTCTTCATCAACCTTAGATCTAAAGGCATCCCATCCAAAACTATTGGGATCCTTGACGGGTAAAAGTTTAATTCGGGGATCTATGAATACATTGGGCAGTGCCTTTTCTTTATAGTAATTAACGGTGTACATTACAATTTCAACATCCTTAGATGCTAGATAATTAGCTACTCTTTGAATGACCTTTGAGTACCCCAGTGTCATTCTTGGATCCGCTGATACGATCAAGAGCTTCATGCTCGCGTCGCTTTTCATATAACTGTTGGGAAATCCTTAAATGTTTCGAGGTATACACATCCTTCTTGTGTTTCTTGTCATTCTTCGTCACACGCTTCTTCGGTACAAAATCCATTACTCTTCGTCGGTTTCTTCATCACTTAGGGAGAGAGAATCACAACTCTCGTCGTCATCATCGTCTTCGCTGGGTTCATAATCCGAATCACTTTCGGAAACCTGTTCGTAGCCGAACCGAGTCCTCACATAGAGGCCCGTCTTTTCGAGATCATCTGTATCGTAATATCCACAAATCGCATCCTTCGGAACATGTTCCTCCTCTTCATCGAAGATGTAGATCCCATCATGGTTTTTGTTCAGGATCTGCACCTTGACAGATGTACCAAGATCTTCAATGACGCGGGCCAGTGATACGACATCTTCGGACAAGACGACGTCGATTAATTGATTTTTCATCTGTCAATACCACGTATTATTTTCTTAAACTAATTTAAGTATGCACATTCTAAAAGATAGAGAGATAAAGGAGAATGATGCCGTCATGTTCGACATCGATGATACATTGATATTTACGAATGGAAAGAGGAATGAACCCATCATCGAATTATTACACTATGCTAAGTCCCTGGGCTACAAGGTTATCATCATCACAGCACGACCTCATCTTCCACCTGTTGTCCAATACACAATAAACCAAATGAAAAAACATAACATCTACTATGATATTCTTGGCTTTTCACCTGCACAGAAGAAAGGTGAAATGAAGAGACAAATGGGGTACAACTTCATTCTTTCCGTCGGAGACATGCCAACGGATCTCACCGACACTGTCTACGGTCTCAAAGTTTAACACTTCCAGTTTTTGCCACAGTCGAGACAACTCACAAAGACGGTCATGGGTTCATCTGCCGATCTCGTTTGCATCTGATAATATGTCGTCTTCATAGATTTACAACGCCCACACTTGAATAACCCATCCTGATTCTTCAATTCCCTGGAGTAATATTCTTTGCGAAGATCCCTATACACCAACTCATCCAGTGTCCTAGCGTAGGGTCCACCGGGTAAAAGTTCTTTTGGGTCATACTCAATGAATTGAAATGTTTTCACCTTCCCACTTTTCAAATTTTCACAGTTTGCAGGACATCTCATAAGACCCTGTTTCATCTCAACAAACTTGTGTTTGTATCGATCTCGAAAACGCCTGTTTTCCCATGTTGGGGCATCATCGAACTGTTTAGAACGACGTACACTCCAGTTGAACACACATCGTTCTAGGTTTATACAGATCGTATGATCTTCGGGTAACCCGAGAAGTTTAGAAAATTCACGTGTGACGTAGGATTCCATTGTACTATCAGATGTGAATTGTTTTAACTTAGGTTACGCAAGTGGCAAACCTTCGACTGGGTACACTATCCTGTTACACTCCTTCGACTCGGGGGAGCATACATTGAACGCGTCGGATACACGCCTGGAGTTCCTGGTGGGGGCATATGCACCATCCAGGGCACGGGTATATTTTTCATAGTACGTCACACGGACGATGATGAGGATAATAACGAGGAGTATGGCGAGGCGATACATCTTGTTAGTACACAACATTTTTGTCTTTGATGATATCAAGGATGACGACGAAGGTTGTGATACTTCATGAAAAGCTAGGAGATATACAAGAAATTGAACTGGATTTGGCACCTCACGTGAACGAAGCTCACCTGGTACTCATGCGACACCCAACATTTATAGGTCAGTGGCCAGAACTCGATGTTGTCGTTATGAAAAGTGAGGTGGGCACTGTACATAACGAAAATGTGTTACCGGAACCCTTCGACTACGAAGAAGTTCTCGGTCCGATTTTACTTGTGCGGATGGATGAAAATTCCGAACCACAGGATTTTACACTCGACGAATATAGGGCATTCACTTCGAAGGAATGAACGCGTCACAGTTTAGGACGGCATTCGCATATTTCATAGTAAGCTGAAAATGTATATAGGCCCAATCAGCAACATTGTTCATACTGGGTTTTCCTTTGAGTGGGTTCGAATTGACGACGGAAATAATATCTACCCGTTCATTATTCGTCACTTTGGTCATGGCGTCTCCTACATCCTTCAACCACAGTACATGTTTTTCATCGTTACAATCAAAACTTCTCACGAAATGAGCCATTTATATTATTTACGATTCTTTTCTATAAGTAACCTCGCACTTGGATCAGTGATGGTCGTCCACCGGGGTCTCCAAATCTCCGATATGAGATGATCATTGTCCCTTCCATACATCCTCCAAAAGATGGAACGGTACAAAGCTTCTTCACTCGTCAATGGTGTGTTGTGTCCATGGGACTTGGTCACCACTTCATGAAACATCTGCGAATCTACTTCGTTTTCGGCGTATTTTTTTACACTATCGACCCAATTCGTCCCGACCGCATCACTCATACCATCCTTCTGTCTCCAAAGGATGTCGTGGGGTAGATAACCCTCGAAGGCTTCGCGTAATACATGCTTCTCCATTCGATTAATTTTATCATTCTGATTAATCGTCATGCACGCATCTATGAAGTCCTTATCGAGAAATGGTACCACGAGATCGAGACCGTGTGCACCGGCACACCGGTCCGCACGAAGTCCGTCAAACTGATGAATCAATCGGAGACGCCGCATGTTCTCACATGCAAACTCAACCACGTTGGGTGCATTATGAAAATATAGGTATCCACCCAACACCTCGTCACTCCCTTCACCCGAAAAAATATACCGACACGACGTGTGCTGCTTGATGTATTTACAGAGAAGCCACATTGGTGTACTGGCACGAACCGTCGTCGTATCATATGATTCCAGTGAATGAATGACATCATTGAGGTGGGCTATACCTTCTTCGGGTGTGAACGTTACTTCCGTATGGTCGGTATCCAGATACTCCGCAACTTTACGAGCTGCTGCCAGGTCAGGACTGTTTGGAAGACCGATTGAAAATGTCTTAATCTTTCCCACAATCTTCGTGGCGATTGATGCGATCAGGCTACTGTCTAGACCACCAGACAACAGGAATCCAACATCTCGTTCCGTATTCTCGATTCGTTGCTTGACGGCGTATTCCAACCTCTGACGCAACATTCCTTTGGAATCAGTATTGGCATATTTGTTGATGTTCCAATATCCCGTGTGGTAACACACAAAATCATTCACATAGGAATCATAGAAATGTCCAGGTGGAAAGATATTGATTTCGGCATTCAGAAATAAAAGAGCCTTGACCTCACTCGCGAAGGCGATCGACCCTTCGTGGTATCTACAGTAGAAAAGCGGACGCACACCGATAGGATCCCTGGCAGCCATGATACGCTTTCCATCCGTATAGACAAACGCAAAATCACCATTGATCATCTTAAGTGTACTCACGATACCAATATCGTTGATCAGTGGTGCGAGTACCTCACAATCACTCGACCCCTTCTCTAGACCCGTCCGTAACTCTCGATGGTTGTAGATTTCACCATTGCAGATGAGCATCGAATTGCCATGCACAAAGGGTTGCATACCACTGGGTGTAAGATCGTTGATGGCGAGACGATAAAAGTCCATGCGACACTTTCCCAGTGTTTTAGTTCCATAACTATCCGGACCACGATGGGATAGTAGGTACGAGGAAACGTCTACGTCCTCACCGAAGAGGGCAAAGATGCCACACATGAGTACACGTATCAGTTTATTTTTAAGTTGTATTCGAGGAGATCCCTATAGGAAGCTTCATCCACGATAGCATCCATCTCCTGACCAGCCATCGATATAGATTCCATATTCTTGACCATCTCCGTCTCAAAACGAAGGACACAATAAAACGATGCATTTGTTCGTGTGGCAATTCGGTCTATCGTATTGAAATCGTAGGTTTCTAAATCCAGGTAACGCAACACTTGTTCGGGTGTTCGTAATTTTACAGTTGTGTTACTTTCAAGTTTTCTCTGCCCCTTGGACATGTCGAAACATGGCCATACACCATATCTAGATCTAAATGATGCTACATAGTTTATACATTCACGAGCCTTTTCCTGTTCAGTGAAACATATGAAACGTGGCTTCGAGGCGGGATCCACAAGACTCAGGTATGTCCCGTTTACATTTAATTTTACAAAGTGGAACTCCATTTAATTAATATAAGGAAAATATCTTTAATAGATATATGAACTTTCCCAAAACCCCCGGTCAATGTAAATATGCACTCGCTCTTAGGTCGAATAAACCCATCGTGATAGGTACTGGCCCCGCTGGCTCTGGAAAAACAATGTTGGCGTGTCAGATTGCCCTCGAACACGTAGCCAAGTATCAGCGTCCCAAGATTGTTTTGACTCGACCCATCGTAGCAGCTGATGAGGATATGGGCTACCTCCCTGGTGATATGGATCAGAAGATGGAACCGTGGACAAAACCTATGTTTGATATCTTTGAACAGTACTTTTCTTATAATCAGATCGATAGATTCGTAAAGATAGAACCCCTTGGATACATGAGAGGTCGAACGTTCAACAATACACTCATCATCGCTGATGAGATGCAGAACGCCACACCCAATCAGATGAAGATGCTTTTGACTCGAGTAGGTGAAGGCACCAAACTCATCGTGACCGGTGACCTGGAACAGTCTGATCTAGGTTCGGGAAACGGACTCGAGGATCTCATCTATAGGATGCAGTGCCAGGATCTCGAGTACATCACACATGTCGAAATGGAAGATGAAGATATCGTTCGTCATCCAGCGGTTAAAGAGGTACTCAGTATTTTGAAGAGATGAAAGTCATACTTGCACTCCCGGGACGAACGTTCTCTGGAACCTTTCTCATGAACTGGTCACAGACACTCATGACCCTCACGAAGAAGGGCTACGATTTCATGGTCACGAACGAATATTCGAGCTTTGTCACGTTTTCACGAATGAAGACGCTGGGTCTCGATGTACTTCGAGGTGCTGACCAGAAACCATTCGGTGGTCAGGTTGACTATGACGTGTGGCTCACGATCGACTCCGACATCGTTTTTACGCCTGAACAGGTTGTAGAACTCATCGAAGATACTAAAAAGTACCCAGTCGTTTCGGGTCTCTATCGAATGCAGGATATGAAACATCTCGCATGTGTGAAGGAGTGGGACGTGGACTATTTCAAGAAAAACGGATCATTCGAATTCATGAAAGCTGACGAACTTGAAAAAGAAGACAAGTACATCTCCGTGGCGTATAATGGTATGGGCTTCTTCGCGTGTCGTAGGGAAGTTCTGGAGAAGATGCGGTATCCATACTTTAGTTACCCTCTCATTGAGATTGATGGAATGAAAGATATGTGTTCTGAGGATGTCGCCTTCTGTAAAAATCTCAAAGATGCTGGTTTTGAAGTAATTGTGAATACGACCCTCCGTGTCGGACATGAGAAGACTATGACCATCTGATTTAAAGTTATGAGTGTCTGAAATTGTAAATGTGGTTCTTCGAACATCTGAAATCGTTGGAAGAACCCACACCCGAACAAAAGATATGGTGTCAACACCCCGAAAAACTGACCGTCCTATTCATCGAAGGAGATCGAAAACCATTGACAAAGTTTAATCTGTGGAACATTGCTCATGTCTA